CGATCGTCGTAAGATTAAAGCCGTCAAACAGCAACATCCAGAGATTGATCTAAGGATGGTCTTCCAGTCACCGTATAACAAGATCAGCAAAAAATCGAAGACTACGTACGCACGATGGTGCGAGAAACATGAAATACCATGGGCTTCATTCGGAAGCATCCCTGGAAGCTGGTTCCTCTGAATTTCTCAGACATGAACCATGCCCTAATTGTGGCTCATCTGATGGCTTAGCTGTCTATACGGATGAGCACACTTTTTGTTTTGTTTGCCATGAATGGTCTCCTGGCAATAACACTAATGTTGTTCACAATCGAATAATGACCACCCACTATAAGGGTGTTGCATCTAATCTTACTAAACGCAGGATCTCCGAAAAGACGTGCGAACGGTTCAAGATATACAAAGATGGAAACACTCTAAGATTCCATTACCATAATTCTGATGGACAAGTTATCGGATCAAAAGTCCGAACGACCAATAAGATCTTCTCGTATGAAGGAGATACTGAAGGAACGTTCTTTGGACAACACCTATGGAAAGGATACGGACGACAGATTATCATTACTGAAGGCGAGCTTGATGCTGCAAGCTATGCCGAACTTTATCCCACCTGGGATGTGGTCTCGTTACCAACAGGAGCAGCGGGAGCAAAGAAAGCCGTACAAAAGAACTACGAATTTCTCCAAGGTTATGAAAATATTATCCTTTGGTTTGACAATGATCAGCCGGGCTGTGAGGCGGCTAAAGCAGCAGCTAGTGTCTTACCACCTGGTAAGGTTTCCATCGCGCGACTAGAGGCATATAAGGACCTCTCAGACGCATTACAGGCTAATGATAGAGCCGCTATTGATGAAGCCTTCTGGGCTAAGAAACCATATAGACCTGATGGAATTGTAGAAGGCAAAAGTCTTCTAAAAGAAATCACTACACCTAACCCACCTAACGATCATGACTACCCATTCAACGGTCTACAAAGACTTACACACGGGATCAGGTATGGAGAGCTTGTTACAATCACTGCAGGATCTGGTATTGGAAAGTCCTCCTTCTGTCGTGAACTTGCAACTTCTCTACTTAAAAGAGGAGAACGAGTTGGTTACTTGGCTCTTGAGGAGTCCAATAGGAGGACCGCTTTAGGGTTAATGAGTGCAGCGGTTGGTAAATCACTGCATCTAGGAGAACCAACACATGAAGAACTCACGGAAGCTTTCGATCAGACGATGGTTAATTGGAACCTTTATCTTTTTGATGGCTTCGGCTCCTACGATCCTGATGTTATTTATTCTCGCATTGAGTATCTTGCTCAGGGTCTCGATTGCAGAGTCATATTTCTCGACCATTTGTCCATCTTGTTATCCGGTCTCGACGGAGATGAGCGACGAATGATCGATACAACTATGACCAAATTAAGGTCATTAGTTGAACGTACTGGAATTGCCCTGTTCCTTGTATCACACTTACGTCGCTCAGGAGGCGATAAAAATCATGAAGAAGGAGCAAGGGTCACACTTGGTCAACTGCGAGGATCTGCTGCGATTGCTCAACTCAGCGACAGCGTTATTGGATTGGAGAGAGATCAACAATCCGACAAAGATGGAAGTTCTACGACAGTTAGAGTACTTAAAAATCGTTATTCAGGCGAAACAGGCGTAGCTTGTACACTCACGTATGATTTAGAAACTTGTAAGTTTAATGAAACAGAACCCGAAGAGGAATTTAACCCATCAACTGATTTCTGAATACAAAGAAATGAACAAACATTTTGAAGAAGAAGGTCTAGCTTTTCGTGTTGAAGTACCTGAACTACCTGAATTAAATAAACCTAACCCACCTTCTCCGGAGGCTATCAAGCGAGCAAAGTTCGTGGATAAGACCTATGTATGGACTGGAAAGTGAGTCTTATTTTTGATTTAGAGACTAATGGTCTTTTGAAAGATGTTTCTACCGTCCACTGCCTTGCTATTCATGACCTCACTACAGAGAAAACTATCACATATAACGACACGGGTAGTCAAGAACCTGTCGTACGTGGGATACAACGGCTTCAGGATGCTGATCTCATCATTGGTCACAATATTATTGGTTACGATCTGCCTGTTATTAGAAAGTTATACGGTTGGTTTAAGTCTCCTGGCTGTGCCATTGATACTCTTCTTCTATCTAGGTTATACCACCCGGATATGATCAAGGTAGATAAAAAGCATAATTGGAAACATATGCCGTTGAAGTTATACGGCAGACATTCTCTTGAGTCCTACGGTTATCGATTAGGTGAATTTAAAGGTTCATTTGGCGCCAGTACAGATTGGAAAGATTGGTCACAAGAAATGGAAGATTACTGCATACAAGACGTACACGTTACCACCAAACTTTGGAAACACTTCACACCATACCTGAATGGGTCTCGTTAGAGCACAGAGTTCAGGAAATACTTACTCAACAGGAGATACATGGCTGGAGATTTGACGAAGCTGCTGCATGGAAACTTGCATCGGCTCTCAGACAAGAACTTCAAGATACTCACGAGCTATTACGAAGGAAACATCCTTACGTCAGAGGAGGAGAATTCACTCCGAAACGAGATAATGGCACACAGGGATATGTCAAGGGTGCAACCCTTACTCGATTAAAAGAATTCAATCCAACCTCAAGGGACCACATCGCATGGATCTTGCAAACGTACTATGGCTGGACTCCGAGCCAGATGACAACTACTGGGAAACCTATCATCGACGAGGTGATATTGAAGGAGATTGGGTCAGAGATTTCTATGATGTTTCTGAGATGTTTGACGGTAACGAAAATGCTTGGTCAGATCTCGGAAGGCACGAACGCTTGGCTGAAGCTATGTACGACTAATGGACGAATACATCACCACTGTTCAGTTGCAACTAATACGCACCGTTGTGCCCACAGAAACCCAAACCTTGCCCAAGTAAATAGTGATGAAAGATTTCGACGACTCTTTATTCCGAGCGAAGGTCTCACTATGGTCGGCGCTGACTTGTCTGGGATTGAGCTTCGTATGCTCGCTCATTACCTTGCTCGTTATGACGGAGGAAGATACGCAAAGTTATTACTTGAGGATGACATCCACCAAGTCAACGCAGACAAGATTGGAATCTCAAGACGACAAGTAAAGGTGGTCACCTATGCAATGCTATATGGAGCAGGTGATGAAAAAATAGGACATTCTTATGACCAACAGTTATCAACCTCTAAAGCTAAAAAAAAGGGCAAAGAGATTAGATCTGCGTATGTGGAAGCTATTGAAGGACTCGGTGAACTCTTGGAAGCAATTAAGAAAGCTGCGGAAAAAGGCTTTATTCGATCTCTCGATGGAAGAAAAATTGCGGTTGATTCACCTCACAAAGCATTGAATTTCTGCTTGCAGAGCGGAGCCGCCACGATTGCAAAACGTTGGATGGTTATAAATCAAGACCACATTAAATCAATTGGTATTTGCTGCAGCCAACTTGGTTTTATACATGATGAATTGCAGTTTGAATGTCAACCCACCCAAACAAATGATCTCAAACAATCGCTTGTGCTCTCAGCCACAGAAGCCGGAGAGTACTACAACATGCGAATCAGAATTGACGCCGAAGCTAGTGAAGGAGCTTCGTGGGCTGTCACGCATTAACCTCGAACGAAAATTATTTTTCCGTGAATACAACCAACGCTGTTATTACAGAGCACAGAGACTCAGAAATAAATACAACCCTAGATATGCCAAAAGAATGCTCCTCACAATGTGCTGGGAAGCACAAATCAATGGTATGGACCCATCCGTGGTACTTAGAAATTACAAGACTCTACCTCTCTGATGCTATACAACAAAAACAAGAAAGAAACAAAGTCCACAAAGAAAAAGACAACACAAGGTCAAGGTCGTCTAAGTAAACCTAAAGGTGATCGCAAGATGAGTAGAGGTCAGGGATGAAAATCTTTATTGACTCTGCTAACACTGGTGAAATTATTAGATGCCTAGGTACAGGTCTTGTTGATGGTGTAACCACTAACCCTAGCCTTCTAAGGAAGGTAGGTAAAGATCCTATTGAGGTCTATAAATCACTTGAACAATTAGGTGTTGAAGATGTCTCAATGGAAGTGGTAGGCAACCTACAACAGATGGAAAAGCAAGCAAATAAATTGATAAGTATGTTTGGCGATATTTGTACTGTCAAACTTCCTATGAATCAAGATGGATTGAAGCTATGTAAGTACTTAGCTAGTAATGGTGTACGTACTAACGTCACTCTAATCTTTAATGCTGCTCAAGCTTTGCTTGCTGCTAAAGCAGGTGCTACTTATGTTTCACCATTTGTCGGTCGCATTGATGACCAAGGTTATTCAGGTCTTGAGGTTGTTAGAAGTATTGCTGACTTGTACAAAACTACTGGTTTTAGCACTCAAGTACTAGCAGCGTCTATCCGAACTCCTCATAGAGCAGTTAGGTCTTATTACAACGGAGCTGATGTAGTCACTATGCCTTCACCTGTCTTTTGGCAGATGTTTGAGCATGTACTGACTGAATCAGGCTTGCGTCAGTTTGAGGTTGATTATGAAACTTTTAATTGATGCTGATTACATTGTCTATAAGAGTTGCGCTGCTGCTGAGTACGACATTGATTGGGGCGATGATGTCATTATGGTTGGCTCTAAATTCTCTGAAGCCTACAATGGTGTAAAGAGAGATCTTGATCGTATTAGTGGTGAGTTCTTTGACTCTGAAGTAATACTATTCTTTAGTGACTCTACTAACTTTAGAAAGCGTGTTGCTCCTGATTATAAAGGGCATCGCAACCGTAAGAAACCATGCGGCTATCGTCGTGTGATATATAAACTCCATGATGAATATAAAGTCATCCGTATGCCTGAACTGGAAGCTGATGATGCTATGGGTATTTATGCAACATCGAATGATGACTGCGTAGTTGTTTCACCTGATAAGGATATGAAACAGATACCTGGAAGGCTATACAACATGGAAGAAATGTTCACAATCGATAAACAATCTGGATGGGAATGGTTCCTTATCCAAACACTTGCTGGTGACTCAACTGATGGTTATTCAGGAGCACCAGGATTCGGTATAAAAACTAGCCAAAAATTTTTTGCCGAATACGGATACACTTGGAATAGTGTGGTCCGAGCGTTCATTCAAAAAGGTCTGACGGAAGAAGATGCTTTAAGGAATGCACGATTAGCAAAGATCCTTACAGCAGATGATTATGACAACGGACCAATACTCTTCAACCCCTCCACCGTTTCCAGTTACTGACTTAACGATGGAGCAACAATTTAAGATGAGACAACTAGAAGATGGTGTAGAGAAAGCTAGCAAAGAAGACCTTATTACTATCCTGCTAGCACTACAGCGTCAGTGTTTTGTCTTAGGAAACAACGTTAAAAACTTACTGTCTCAATGGTAAACAAATCACCCTCTCACTACACCCGTGGAGCTATTGAGGTCTGGGATTTCATTAGAGATCAAGATCTAAATTATCACCTTGGTAATGCTATTAAATATATTTGCAGAGCCGGTCACAAAAGTCCTGCGACGAAAGAGGAGGACATTAAAAAGGCTATCCACTATCTTGAAAATGAACTCGAACACAGTACGTACAACACCTCGCTCTCTTTCCGACCAAGCAATTCAGTTCCGTCAAGCTTATGGAATCCAGAACTCGACGGAGAGCCGGACTATGCAACTGGGTTTGATCGCTGAGGAATTCGAAGAGTTCAGGTCAGCTGTCAATACAGAAACATATGAGAATGAATTAAAAGAGTTAGCAGACCTTGTTTATGTCTGCTTTCAGTATGCAGAGAATATGGAATGGGATCTAGAAGAAGCACTTGATCGTGTCCATAAATCAAACATGTCAAAGCTTGGCTTGGATGGTAAACCTATCCGTCGAGCTGACGGAAAGGTTCTTAAAGGACCAGAATATCAACCACCAATTTTGAAAGATCTTGTCAATGTCTAATCTTATTTCTCGCACCGGACGGGTGCAATCATGGATCGATGATCCAG